GATCGTTCCATTTCCTTTCAAAAATAGATCTTTGTCGATCGTTCCATTTCCTTTCAAGTACGTGTTTTGAATAACAGTGAGGTCTTTATCGACGGTCGCATTTGCTTTCGCCCACATATCGTTAGATGAGGTCATCTTTCCAATCACATTGACGTCGCCTCCGGTCTTGACTAGACCGCCATTTTCTTGTAAACTGACGACTCCCTGACTATTTCCACTTTGGATATTCCAGTCTAGATTAGGTCCTCGTCCCCATTCTGATTTCGACATGTTTCTGTTGTTCGGAATAAACTCGATTCCGTTGCTTCCAACTCCAAGTGGTTTTGATTCGTTGTCTCTCGAATACCACTGACTCCATTCAGCAGGTACAGCTTGATCTCTTAATCGGTAGTAGGATGGACTCACGAGAGAATTTGAGTCAAATCTCTCATAGGATCGCGTGATCATTACAATGATGAGCATAATAAGAAGAAGTGTAAGCTGAAAGTACGGAACGGCCATGGTTATAGCAAGTCGTGCTTCTTTGTCTCTTGATTCTCTTCAGCAGTGACAATCTCGGTCCTTAAGTTATGCCCAAGAAAATTCTTTTCCTCAAGAACCCCGACGTACTCCGTAGTAGAACATGCGCGCGAAGGAAGAGAAGAAAGAGCGATGAGAAGTATCCATCCTAGAAAACAGACCGACGAACATGTGCAATTGTCAGAGCTCCTACTTCGTCGTCAAAAAACAAGAGAATCACTAGAAGAAGAGCAATCAGTAGACATAAGATAGAAATCGACCAAAAAAAGTAGGACGTAGATAATCGGCATGGGGTGCAAGTTTCTGCTTTCGCTCTTTCAATTTGAGTTGAACAGCTCGAATTTCGACAATCAAAGTCTTCTTCGTCTACATTCGATTCTTCATACGATATTTCATTGTCGTCAGAGGACTCGGACGTTGCAACTCTTTCCGGTTTGAATTGCAACTCTTCTTGGACGACGACGTGATCTGCGGATGGATTCAGTAGAGATGAGACGAACGATGGTGCAGATGGTAAGAGAAAGGATCGATGCGAAGAAAAACTTTTCGCAGGTGAAGATTCCTCTGCTGAAGATACTAGGATGTTTTTCCTCTTTTTGTAAGCCGTCGCTTTTGTACTAAAAACTAAGGCATCTTTGAAATTCATCGGTGATTCTGGAAAGAGAGAGTATGGCATCGTCTATTTTTTTCTTTACGATCTTTTCTTATATTATATTTGACTATTCAGAATATTTTTTTAAACTCAAAGTAGATGATATTCTATTTTTGAAGAAAGCAAAGAATACTTGAAACGAATTCTTTCTTTTTTCTCTCGAGTAAGATGTGCGATCTAAACCGGGAATAAGTCACCGTCTATTTGCCCTGGCGATGGTGCAAATATTGCGTTTCGAGTCGTTTCCAAGAAGTCGCAAATGACAGGTTTATATATTTCTTGGAACTCTTTCTTTCCGCTGAAGCACTTCTTAAACTGATTTTTAATTCCCTCTGGAATCACTGGTGTGGTCGCGAGAAGTTTTTGGAATTCTTGCATGCATTCAGAGATCATTTTTGAAGGTTGTATACGTTCTGAGGGACGACGGCTCAGTTCAAATTTCACTAATTCATAAAACCTTCGCCAATGTTCGTTGCTCACTTTGAATCGTTCCGCTTTGTGCGTGATTTTTAGATACGTGTGCAGTGTATGCAACATTCCAGCGAAAATATTGAATCCTCCAATGGTCATCAATGCTAGACTCTGATATTCCGGCGCGATGTTGCTCTGTGCAAAGTTTGCCGTACCGGTGACTGTGGAAATGAGGACCACGGGGATAGAAAGCAGCAAATTAATGAACTCAAATCGGTCACGCGCGCGAGAAGTCATCCAATGATAACACATGGCCTGATCTGCGAGACGAGCGAGAATGGTTTCATGATCGCTCTGCCATCCCTCTAGAGTCGACACTTTGAACACATCTGACTCAAATTGTACGGAACTCCCATTGTTGCTTCCACCACCGCTCTCGTCTTTCTGACTCGTATTTTCTTCAGGAGACCCAGATTTCATGACGAAGACTTTCTCCTATTGTAAGCTCGTAAAAAATGTTCTTAGTTGCGATAAAATCAAATTTCCATGTGGTAATTCTCTACGGTCCAATTGAAAGACTCATAAGTGTCCGAATTGTGTTTGGTCGAAGGCTGAATGTCAGAAGAGGTGTCTTGTCCACAGAGAGTAATGACCAACGCAGGTTCGACCACGAAAGGTTTTAATTTCTCGTTTGCGAACTTCATGCAGGCGAATTTCAACATCTCGTCGATGGGTAAATACGGTTGTGTCGTTAAAAAAGGTTCAAGCAAGAGAAGTGCGTCTCTTCGAAATAGAACAGAATGCGCTCCTGTTGTGTACTCGTTCAAATGATGGAATCCACAGGTCGTTTCCAGTATGGGATGATAACTCTTCGCACCAAGAAATAGAACGTTACAGTCTGGCAAGAGGGTGCATACACCCTCCCAAAGCCGAGAAAAGTTTTTGTGGAAGCACACGTCATCTTCCAACACACAGAGATATGGATCATTTCTATCAATAGATTGACGAATGAGATGCACATAAGACATATATACACCATATTCGCCTTCGTTTAGCATTCTACAGTGAAACCGCGAAGGAGAAGAAATGTAGCCGTGAAAGTGAAACAAATCATTCAACATATCTTGCGGGGATAAATTTCTGTCTAAATACTCGCCACAGTAAGCGTCGTACTTCAACGCATCTGAAACGTTCTCAACAGGGTCCACTGCATCAAAGATCGTGAATGGAAAGGGGCAAAGATTCTTCTTTATCAATTTGTCCAATCTATCTCTCCTGTCTGTTCGACGCAATAAACTGATGACGAAGGAGTGGTCGAAATAGAAACGTTTGCGGTCCAAAATCGCTTGAACTAGCTCACTCGACGACCGAAACACTTCTTCTTCTACTTCTGCTGCTTTTTCTTCTATCAAACACAATAGATCGTGAATTCGACGAATGACGTAATAATAATTCCGCCAGCAGAGATTCATTGCTAATATACCCTCAGTGACTTTCGTCACTTCGATTTTCCATTGTGAAGCAATGGTCGAGAAAGGAGATCCGGAGAAGGAGGAAGATCCAGAGGAGGAGGAAGTAGAGAGAGAATGTAGCGTATTCGTCACGTCGTCGAAAAATACAGTACACCGTCTTATTTTCACGTTGTTTTCATGCTCTAAGATTCCCAGAAGCGAACGCAAGTAGTTTTCATTCGTCAAATCTTTCGATGAACTGTAAAAATTGTTCTTCCGCATCCAATTAACGCAATAATCTTCGCCAAATTGCATTACGTGACAAGCGACGACGTCATCTATTTCCACCTGGAAAAGTTTCAGAGAACAACATTGGTGACAAATTTGCGAGATTTCTTCCGCCGTGAGCCCCGAAAACTTTGTACGCAAATATGTCAGAGTTGCATTGATATTCGATTTGTAATATCCGTAAATACAGTTCTTCAATTTATCCGCTCGTTCCAACGACGCGCCGCTATTGGAAGCTTTCACAAAATCAATGTTTTTCTGTTTCAGATTCATTGTAGAGCCTTCTATGTCGTTCCAGACAACCTCGATGAATCGAGTACTATCTCCTCCAATTCTCGAAGCATTTCTACGACCGATCGCATTCATATTTCTCTTCCTCGTTTCGTATTATCATTCGTCGGCTTTTAAAATTCCAACGCCGATTTTTAAAATTACTGATCATGTCATAGTGGGAACAGTATGACTTGATACGAATAATTCTCCTCTTCAGAACTTTTTCTCATTTAGAGAATCAAATCTTTTCTTGAACGTAGGGAAATGACAGAGAAAGTAGAATTTTTTTAAAAATAATTTGTATCTACGAAAAAGATTCGTTGCGCTTCTACATCTTGTTGCGCTTGCATAATTATCGAATTTTAGCAATACAGGAGTTGCTAGCTACATTTCGTCACTCTCCACAAGACCGCCACAATTTCACGAATCAACACAAAACATAATGCAATCTAGAACTTACGATCTTCGATCTTCCGGCCGCTGTGAAAGCGTGACCGACGAGATTTACTCCGTATCTTGCAAAAAAGATGGATCCGTCATCGTAAAGTACATTTACGATCCAGTTTTTTCTTACCAGCGATCTGTGGAAGATCTGCCGGAAGACGTGGGAGATGATTACGTCTGTTCTAGCATTGAAGAGAAGAGAAACGTTCGCGAGTTTCTCACAGATACGTACATGAAGAGAGAGCTGCGAGGCCAAGTGCTAGCGCTCGACGATGCAAACGCTTCCTTCAGCTCTCATGTCCACAACGCTTTGAAACTGCCCATAAACGCCGTACACACACCTAATCCATTTGTTTGCAGAAGACTGGTCAAGAGAAAGATGAGTGTAGTGTATCCACACACCATTGGTCAAATGATCCGAAATCTGCCTTCCAAGCACAAACCGTTTAGTCTGATATTCCTAGACTACATGTGCACTTTTCGGGGAAACTCCACTACCAGTCCACAGAAAGATATTTTGCTCCTTTTTGAAATGCTCAAGCTTACCCAAAAGAGTCTGATCGCAATCACCTTCTGCACAAGGACGCGAACGAAGAAGAAGACTGCTTTCGAGGATGTGGACGAGGCGACTTCCTTCTTCGTCGAGTCAGCAGCGACGAAAGGGAAAACTGCTGTGCTCCTCAAGAGTTTTCGCTACCATACCATCGTTACGTTGATTTTCGGACTTTGTCATTGATAGAACTTTTTTCCCACAACCTTTTAACGACTTACCGATGCCACGCAGTGGCCGATTTTCAAAGTATTCCTTGTCGATGCCTTTCGTCTGTCGTTTCTTTTTGATTTTGGTCATTATGAAGCTGATAGATTCTTTTTTAACCCTTTCCATCTAAGACTTATAAGAATAAATTAAAGACAACGTCACCCGGTGGCCAATTTTTAATGTTTTCTCTGGTAAAAGGTTAAGAGTGATAATTTTCCATGAGTTCCTCGCAAAGAAATTCAAAATTTATACTCACATTCCCGATACTCAGGAATCTTTTATATGTAGATTTTTTTCGTGAAATAAAAACTAAGTTTAGACGATAGTGTTGATGTTGGTTCTTTGGAATGTTTATCAAGAACGATAAGAGAGCCAACATCGGGCGATATAGGTTTCCAAATCACCTCTTTGGCAAAATCGACTTCAAAGAAAGATTCTTGAAGAACCAAATGCACTACTGGTACTTTTCTTGTTCTTTGAAAATCTTTTCATGCAAAATATCTTCGTCATCATCCAGCTGTCATTTTTGTAGAAGAATCCGAAGGAATAAGATTTCCTGTCTCTTTCGATTTCCACGCAGATATGCCCAGCAAAAAACTGTTTTTCTCTGTAATCGGCCTTTTGTTCCAGACACGCAGAATGTCTCTACTAAAGATCTTTGTTCTCACTTTGACTCTTTCCAACAGATTTTAAGGTGGGGAAACGATGTCATCTGATAGCTATTTTACATTCTTTTGCGGGGGAAATAAATAAAACCATCCACCAGATGGTGTCATCTTCAAAAATATTCCTATAAATTTCAGAAAGAAAGGGCTGTTAATCGAATTCCACCCTAAAAATTAAACTTTTCTTAATCTTTGCGATTGTCTATCTCCTTGGGACGTTGCATTTGTCTGTACAGGTAAAACATGTCTTATGGGAGAACTGCTTTCTTCGTCTTCACCTAGTAAGAGATACTGAAGCGCTTCAGAAACAGTAGATATTGGAATCGCCCGAAAATCGTCCATGAAAAGTTCAGGACATTCTGCCTCTAGTTTCTTGAAATCTTCAGCGTTTGACGCTGGAAACAAAGCAAGCGTGATTCCAGCGCTTTTTGCTCCATGAAGTTTTTGTTTTAGTCCGCCAATCATGAGCACGTCGCCAGATAAGTTGATCTCGCCCGTCACACCGACTTTGTGGTTGATTTTTCGGTTGTTGATCAGAGAATAAATGACGGTAGTCAGCGCTACACCTGCACTTGGTCCTTCTTTCTCCACAGCTCCTTCCTGGCAATGAATATGAATGTTCATCTTTCCGGAGTCTTTCCATGATTCCATCAGTCGCTTCTGTTTGTTTTCGTCTGTGAGTTTCCAAGCGAGTGTGCGCGATACTTGAGCCGATTCCTGCATGACTTTTCCAAGATTTCCAGTGACAGCGAGAACCATCGTTTGGTCAGAAGGCAACCAACTGCTTTCAATGGGTAGAATTCCGCCCGTTTCGTTACTCGTTGCATACAAACCATTGATTTTCCCGACTCTTGGTTCGGCATGGATTCTCTCTGGAATGATAGGACGACGATGTTTCAGATATTTTGATCGAATGTTCTCCTCTGATAACGCAAACTTCTTGCGTTTGCAGACAAGTCGCTCGAGATTCACTTCGCGAATGATATCCAGCAAACACTCTTTGAATTTACGCACACCGCCTTCAAACGTGTAGGTTTTTGCAATGAAACCAAGAATGTCGTCCGAGAAATTTGGTTTCTCCATTTCGCCCAAACCGACTTCTCGAAGCACCTGTGGCAGCAAATGCTTCCTTGCAATGGAAACCTTTTGAGGAAGCGTGAACCCGGATACTTTTACTTCGAAAATGCGATCGCGGAGAATTGGATTGATACTGCTCGCGTTGTTGTAGGAAAAGATGAATGTACATTTAGATACGTCGATATTCATATTTCCAAAGTATCTGTCTTGAAAATGCGTGTTTTGCGCGGGATCCACAAGATGAATGAGTAAATTAATGATTTCCTGTCCGCGCTGGGTCTCGCTTACTTTGTCCAACTCGTCGAAGTAAATGATCGGATTCATGACTTTTGCTTTCATCAGTACATCCACAATTTGCCCGTGAATCGACCCTTCATATGTGTATGAATGTCCGTTTAGAAAAGATGCGTCGCTGGCTCCACCGAGCGGAATCGCAAAGAAGGGAAGATCGAGGACTTTTGAAACACCCTTTTCAATCAGAGTCGTTTTCCCCACACCCATGGGACCTTCAATTCCGAGAACAGTGCCATTGGAAGTAGGGTTATTGATGAGTTGTCCGAGGAACTGGATGATTTTATGTTTTGCCTCGTCGTGTCCAGCTACCGATGCGTCGAGATGCTGTTTTGCAGAATCGAAAAACTCTTTCATATCGACCGATGTTCGACGAATATTCAAACGCTCCTTGTAGGTTCCAAAAGGAATGCGCAAAGCAGAGTCAAGCCAAGTAATGAATTTCCCCCCTTCTCCTTTCTTGGAATCGTTCTCATATCGAACCACCACTTCTTGTCGTACTTCCGGTGTCATTTTCGAAAGAAGCACGCGAATGAGAACTGGATAGAATTTTTCGTTTGATTGATCATTGAGGGACTGCATGGCGTCCAGTGCTTTCTGCTGATCGTTCCGGGATAGACTCGCGAAACACGTCTCAATATTGGAACTATGACGATGGTCGCGTGATCTCGAACGAACCATGTCCATAAACTCGCGATTTATATCTACTCTTGACTTGTCCGATTTCTCAGTTCTTGGGGTCTTTAAAGGTCGAAGATTCCCTCTGGTTCTGCTTCTACTAACCTCGGCAGCTGGATCTTCATCGTAGTGATTACGACGGCGTTTTCGCGAATTGTCGATATCTTCCAATTCAGGCATGTCTTCCTCATCACCACCTTCGTCATCTTCATCGTCGTCGCCCTCCTCGCCATCCTCACCATCCTCATCGTCGTCCACCACTTCTTCTTCCTCATCGTAGAAATCCTCTTCCTCCATGTCTTTCGTCGATTTTTCCTTCAACTTACTAATGATCTCTCTCAAGGATCGGAATCTGTCAAGATTAGAAGGCAGTGTATTTCTTTGAATGTATATGATTGTTCCCTTGTCTCTCATTCTCTTATTTGAATCATCGTTATCGTCATCATCTACTCCATCCCCAGTCCCGCTCCCATTCCCACTCCCATTCCCTCCAGAAGAACCGTTTCTACCATTTTTTCCTCCGTTTTTCCCCTTCGCTACTCTCGATTGCAACTTTATATTGGTATTGGTAGAAGCAGCAGCGGTCGAGTTCGTAGAGTACATGTTCTCAGATATTTTCTTTACAATGAATGAGTTTATTGTGCATGTAAGATATACCATCTTCTTATATTGCTCACGTAGGAATAGAAAATGTAAAATACTACCACATACTCTTTCTTCTAATTTTTCCTATCTATAGAATTATTCTAAACGTTGTCAATAAAAATGACATTTAAAACTCTAAAACGAACTACTACGCAGATAGGAGGACTTTATGATATTTTATACGGTGGTTACTACTCTCCTGAAAATAAAGCACTAGAAGATGCGATTGATCGAAGAAGAAGTACAATCTCGTAAGTACTTGACAACCTATCATTTTTCTTTTGACTACTTAGCTAAAATGTTACTATGGACGATGTAAATGGAATTTTCCGATACGCAAATGATATCTGTCTGATTTCCTGCCTCAGAATCTACTTGCAAAACTTTATTAATAGGCGACGTGTATTCATCATTGCTCTTATACAATACAGTTTCACTCGCGGGTGTCTTTGCAAGTTTGCAACCACGACGATGACTATCTTCGTAATAGTCTAGTTTTATAACTTTATCTAATCGAATTCCCATAAGGGCGGCTTGTTTTAATGCAGAGAGACTTGGGCAGAGATTCGAAGAAGCAGTGGACCCTCCTGAAGTTGACGGAATCATAGCAGACATGTATGCAGCAGACGAAGATACTTGATTACAGAGAAAGACTCGTTTAGAATGAAAGTCAGAGATTTTCTTTTTCATGCAAACGCAGCTTTTCCTTTTGCCTCTCCATCAAAATCATCAAAAGTTCGCATCCAACGAAAAACTGGCAGCTGGTCCTTTCATTCCATCTTCGTCGACATGCATCGACTCCAAAGAATACTCAGACACTCTGCGTTCAAAGAAATTGGTCTTTCCCGTCATGCTGATCATTTCCATGAAGGGAAAAGGATTCTTAGCATGATAAAGCTTTGGATACCCGAGCTGGACAAGAAGACGATCTGCTACCATATGAATGTACTGAATCATGAGATTTGCGTTCATCCCAATCAAGTAACAAGGAAGACTCTTGGTGATAAACTCTTCTTCTATCGCTACCGCTTCTTCAACCATCTCATAGACCAGTTCCTGTGAGACGCGATCGTTGTGGACGAGTGTATTGTAAAGCAAGACGGCGAAATCGGTATGCAGAGCTTCATCGCGACTGATGAGTTCGTTGCTAAAGGTCAGACCAGGAAGAATACCGCGCTTCTTCAGCCAAAAGATGGCGCAAAAGCTTCCAGAGAAGAAGATACCTTCGACCATGGCGAACCCAATGAGTCTTTGTCCAAAAGTAGCTTTTCTGTCTGACATCCACTTCTCACCCCATGCAGCTTTCTGACGAACACATGGGATCGTGTTGATCGCGCGGAATAGACTCTCTTTGTCATTTTGCACAAGCGTATCGATCAAGACAGAGTACATTTCCGTGTGTATTCCTTCCATGGCCAACTGAAAAGAATAGAAGAGTCGAACTTCTGGGATAGCTATGTCGTTGTAGAAACGCAAAGCCAGATTTTCTGCTACAATACCATCGCTTCCTGCAAAGAATCCCAATATGTTTGAAATAAAAGATTGCTCGTCGACGTTCAGTGCATCCCAGTGAACGCGATCTTTGGATAAATCCACCTCTTCTACGCTCCAAAAAGATGCGACTTGCTTCTTGTACATCTTCCAGATATCCACATATTGAATGGGGAACAGAATGTAACGATCATAGTTTCCTACGCTTCCCACGTCTTCTGCTACTACTGACTTGGACTGACTAATCTCAGCTGCAAAACTTGCGAGCTCTGTAACGACTTCTTTTGATTCTTCTGCCATTTGATTCTCTTCTCTTTTTTTCTTCTTCTTTCGATCTGCTACAAAATATTTTATAAGAGAACTGTGCAGAAAAATATTCTAAGAGAATTGTTATCGAGTTTATTTCTTTCATTTTTTTCGAGGTTGCAAAAGAGAATGGATTACTTATCTGTGACTATTCTGGGAAATAAGTACGTCTCTGCGATGCTCTCTCTCTTCATGAACGTCGGCGTCTCGATGCTTCTCAAAGATCTCATTCCTCTGACAGAGAGATTCTTTCTAAACACCTACTCCAAATATATACTCATATTCATCATATGTATTACCACGACGCGTGATACACTTGTGTCGATCGTTATCACTCTTCTTGTGTACATACTACTTAATTTCTTCCTCGACGAAACCAGTGATCATTACATTTTCAAGAACGGGAAACAAGAGAATTACTATACCATCAAAGACGGATTCCGACCAACCTCCATGGTCTTCTGAAGAAAACGAGGTGGGGGATATTAATCATCTTTAACCCTCGGCGTTCACCTTGTAGTGCAGTGACACATAGTCATGACTCTTACACCTTGAATTTTATTATTTTTCATAACCATCTGCCAGTAAAAACATATAAAATCGGCCACCATATGGCGTGATCTTTAAATTATTCTTATGAATTTCAAAAGGAAAGGGTTCAATTTAGCTCAGATATTCTGCAGTATCAACTTTTGTTCAAAGTCCGTAGTGAAAATGAAGATTTATGGGGTAGGTTGCTGTATGATGCTACAACTATAATTTAGAATAGAGTTTTTTTTT